AACTCATTACACAAGGTCGGGCAGTACCAGTCGTTTGAGGTGCAACTTTTGCAAAGAGTTCGGCAAAACTGTTCGGGCGTGTCTCCGTAGTATTCTTTAACTTCTTGTGTGGTCACTCCGTCACCGCCTTCTTGTACTCCTTCAAAAACTCGCACCGTTCGCAGTCCATTGACGGATTGTCACATTTCCATTTCGGGCAGTCAGCTTCAATGTCTCCTGCATGGATGCAGTGCGGATCGTCGCAGTCTACGCAGAAATTGGTGCGGGTGCATTCGCTAAAATCTACCATCACTCGCCTCTGTATTCTTCTGGAAGTGGCATATAGGCAACAACTTTACTAAAGTGTGGCAAGTCCACTTTCTTCCATCCCCATTTACTCCACTCGTTAGCGCCTAAACCATATATATCATTTGTCCATCTGCATTGGCACTGTCCACCACCTTCAAGACAAACCCAGTATGATTTCTCCTCTTTATTGGGCAGTCTCTCCGTCACTGGAATCCAGTGCGGTTCTGCGGAAACAGTAGGTTGCTCATCAATGTCCTTGCAGAAACTCTCAGTAATCTCTTTTGCCCACGCACCATTATCCTTGTAAAGGTGCTTCATATCTTCGCAAGCACCTCTTATATAGTCCTTAAGCGCATCCGCATCAATCAGTCTCATCTTCTATCCCCTCCATCAATCTCTCCATAGGCACACCCAGCGCCTTGCCGGCTCTGTACAGCCCGTATGATGTGATCTGCCGTCTGCCGTTACACCAGCGGCTGATCGTATCCTTGCTGACTCCGATCTCATCGGCCAGCTGGTCCAGTGTCTTGTTCTGCATCCGGCAGTACAGTTTTATGTTTTTCCCGACCGCATATTTATTCATCTTCCCGTGCTCCCGAATCCATTCTCTCCGCGGTCTCCGGAGGCGATCTGGTCGACCTGCTCCGGATCTTCGATCAGGCACGGCACGACGACCAGCTGGCTGATCTTTTCGCCGGGACGAAATACGATGAAGAGGTCGCCCTGGTTAAAAAGTGTTACGTGAATGCTGCCTGAGTATCCGGAGTCGATCGTGCCCTCGGATGTGACTCCGTCCCAGCGCATGAGGCCCGACTTGCTCTTCATAAGCCCCACGTAGCCCGGCGGTATCTCCACATGCACTCCGGTGTCTACGGTCTCGGATGTGCGGGCCCTAAGGACCACACGCGTCGGCGTGTATATGTCCAGCCCTGCGTCCGTGTCATGTGCCCTTGTCGGCATGATCGCGCCTTCGTCAAGTTTGATCTTCATCCTTTATCCTCCTGTTCCACGCTTCCGCCGCATTGAAAATATAGCTGCCATCACCTTTACTGTCCGAGAAATCATTCGCAGTAGCCCTGCATGCCGAACATTTGACATATGCCACAGCGTAAGGTGGAATAGCATTATTTCTCACAAATGTAACCAGTTTTGCCTCTCCTCCACAAAATGGACAAGGCTTTAATTCTAATCCGCTCATGCACTATCCCTCCTGTCTGTCGTCACTGTCTTCGCCACGTCTATTCCGGTCAGCTCGTAGCAGGCCTCCCGGAGTTTTTCCGGATTGGCACCGTACTCGGCCTCAATATCCTCGATCTGCTTATAGATCCTGCTGCATCGGTCGAAGCCGAAGCCATACTTGCGATGCAGGGAGATCAGCATACACGCCATTACCTGAGGCCTGATCCACTTGAGCTGCTGATGTCTCATGTAAAGGATCTGCGGACCGGTCATCTGATCGGGGATTGTCCCGTTAAGGTAATGCAGGTCACGCCAGGACTTGCCATCGCCATTCTGGATCTCGATCTCTGTCTCAGCTTCACACATCTGGATCATGCTGTGGTCATGGTCCTTCGCGCACTCTTTCCAAACGTCGTGCGAAAGGTCGAAGAGCCGGTTGATAGCCTCCTGCTTCTTGCCCCAGTGCTGCCACAGCGCAATGGCCGTGGCAGAGTAGATGCAGAGGCAGTGTTTGCGGCCTTCGGTCTCAATCCTCCTGGTCGCCTTTTGTAATGGGTTCTGTCGTTTCATTCGTCGCCACCTCCCGCCTCGTCCCATCTCTTCAGCACTTCCATAAAGGCCTCCGCCTTCCTTCGGTCGACGAATCTCGCGTAGATCTCGCGGTACTGCCCGCGCTGGACGTACAGGGACGGAATTCCTTTGACTCTGCACACTCCGATCTGGAGGTCGGCGGCGCTGTTCCTCATGTCGTACATAAGCCCCTCCAGTCCTTGTTGAACCGCTTGTGGCAGCGGTCACATTCAATTACTCGCATTTATTTTCTCCCCGTATGCTCTGTCTATCTCCCAGACGACTGCTGAGATCATCTTTCTCACAAACTCGGTATCGCCGTACCGATCAGCGAGCTGATCAGCTTCTTGTGCCAACCGCTGCCACCAGCTGTCAGCTGAGACCGGATCCGAATGAGCCCTGAAGAATCTCCATAGGTCCTGGAAGAACCTGAAATACTGCATCATGCTCATAACTGCCTTATCCTCACCCAGATCCCGGACGGCGAAGTCTTCACCCAGTACTTCTCGATGATCTCCCTGCAGACCTGAGCGTCGTCATTCCAGAATCTCAGCTGGGTCATACAGTCCTTGAGAAGCTTGTTGAGGTTATCCGTGTCCGGCTTCGTGATCTTGAAGGTTCCATCGAGCCGAGGATCTTCTGTGTGGAAGCACCATGTCGTCGTCAGTTCTATTGGGCCGCCAATCCATGACGCGGGCCGAAATGTCGCCAGGTGATCAGTCAGTTTCTGCCTGGCCGCCATGAGCTCCGGCGGGTCGTAGTAGAACGGCTTACCATTCCGGATGACGATCTTGTGTTCCTGCGCTGTCACCGTCGGCACATGCTCCATTGCCATGAAAAATTCAAGTTCCAAAATCCACCTCTTTCTCTCGCGCGTTTGTCGTCGGTCGGGTGGGTGCCGTACGGCGGGCGTGAGCTTTCGCCCGTCGGTACCTACACCTCCGACATCCGTGAATCGGTACCGACGGTACAGGTATTACCCCCTTTAGGGGGTAAGTAAATCGGTCGGTACCGACGGACTATAGTCAATCGGTATCATCGGTACATACCGATGCACTATAGTTGATCGGTACATCGGTACTACCGACGGACTATAGTCAATCAGTATCATCGGTACATTCTTCTTTTCGCTTAATGTACGCTTTTCCGTCTTCTCCTAAATATTTTTCAAAACATTTTTTGTACTCTTCCTTGGCCGTTTTGCCGTTCCCAAACCAGCCTTTTACCGTTTCCGGTTTTGTATCAATAGCCTCTGCGATGGCCACGATACTGACCGGTTCGCCGCTCAATTCGAGGTTTGTGAAGGCAATTTCAAACTTGTTTCTGACCTCATTTTTTTTCTTAGCTGCCTTTTCTTTTCTCTTTTCCTGAGCTCGTTTCCAGATCGGTTTTTCCGTCTCCGGATCTACATCCTGCAGGCATCCGCTCTCATCCGCCGTATGGATCGGATAGCGGAACCAGGTATTGACCGGCGGGAACTTCGGGAACTCTCTGAGAGTGCCCTCGATCCTCCAGGCCGATATCGACATAGTGTCCTTCACGGCCGCTTCCAGCTGCCTTGAAAGAGCCTGCATCTGCCACTTGTCCAGCATATTCTCGCAGTATGCCTGCACCTTTCCGGACATGAGAAGGTCGTCCTCAGACAGATCTGTCTCCCATGGAAGGTCCCTGCAGTAGGCCGTAAGGTACTGGATGCAGGTCCTGCAGATCGCCTTGTTGACTTCCTGCTTCATGATGTCGTCGGTCAGAGGCAGCTCGATCATATCCAGGAGCGCGTCCGGATCTCTTGCAAATACTCCGGAGCCGGAAGCCCTGTCCATGGATTTCTTCTGCCCCTGGGATCCTTTTGAGTGGTGATGGCAGTAAATAGTCGCCGCCCCCAGCTCTGTACATACCTTGTCGAACTGGTTACAGAACTTAGCCATCTGGTCAGCCGAGTTCTCATCGCCAGTGATGACCTTGTAGATTGGGTCTATGATGACAGCCTTGTAGTGCCTATCTTTGGCCCTTCTGATCAGTTTGGGGGCCAGTTTATCCATAGGGACGGATCTTCCTCTCAGGTTCCAGATATCGATGTTCTGGAGGTTTCTGGGCGGGATCCCTGCGGCATTGTAGACATCCTTGAATCTGTGCAGACAGGACGCCCTGTCGAGCTCCAGATTGACGTAAAGCACTCTGCCCTTCATACAGTCCCAGCCATGCCACTGACGGCCTTCTGCGATCGCTATGCAGAGCTCTATGAGATCGAACGACTTGCCGGCTTTGGATGGGCCGACGATCAGCATCTTGTGGCCTTCCCTGAGGACTCCCTTGATCAGCTCCGGAGCCAGCGCCGGGAGGTCATCCCATTCAGCAGCCAGTTCTTCCATGTCCGGGAGGTCATCGTTGACAGCTTCGATCCATTCGTGCCACTCGGCCCATGACTTGCAGCCGATGTTCGTATCAATAATGAACTGTTTCTTTTCGCCCCGTTCGCATCCCGGCATTCTGGACAGCCTGGAAGGGTTCCTGTTCTGCGTGTCGATCACCATGCCGTTCTTCTTGCAGATGTCGTACAGGTAATTGACGCGCTCTTTGTATTCCTTCTGGTCGTCAGCCTCGATCCTTACGATCGCGTGGACGCTCTTGCCGCCTGAATACAGCAGGACCGCCACAGGCAGGTTCAGTTGCCGGATCAGGCCGTTCTGTGCGGACAGTTCCATGTTGTCTGACTCAACGAGAGCATACCTGTAATCCGTCACGTTCTCGTTGTTGACACCGCCACCGTCCAGAGGATTGAAACGGATCCATGCGCCCGCATTATGGTCATATGGTCCGAGGACGCCTTCTATATCCCCAGTCTTTTTCAGATCACGGACTACATCTCCGACATGCAGCGTATAAACTCCCTTGTTGGCCGGCACCCATTTCTGGACGCCGTCTTTGTTCGCTTTCTGGAATGATCCTGTCACATACCCGAAGGTCTCCTCGGGAGTAAACAGTGTTTCCAGGTATCTGATCAGCTCCTTCGCCGGCTCCCATGAGGCGGGCTCGTCGATGTCGCGATGCTCCACCCAGCCTTCGCCCACAATGGCGCCTTCAACATAATCAAGGCTCCCGTCAAGGTCGAGGATCCTTCCGGCTTCATGCTGCGGAGGCATCCATCCGGATTCCATGGCCATGTGCACGATAGTGCCGCCGGTGACTCCTTCGTCACGACGGAAAGACCGCCATTTCTTAGCGCATTCGCCTGTGTGATAACGGCCGGAATCCCTTCGGCTCCAGTCGTCCCAGACATCGCAGGAATAACCCTCAAACTTCAGGGCCATTCCTACTTCAGTCCATTCCTCGTAATTGAGAAGCGCAGGATTTATATGATTTAATAATTCTCTGAGATCTGTCCTGTTTTCCATTTATCAGTACCCTGATGCCTTCGGCGTATCCGCCGGCGGCCTGTATTCTCTGGGATTTAAGTCTCTTGGCGTCTTCCATCCGTTGGCAGCTATCCTGTCTATCAGCTTCCTTGCCTGATCAAATGACCATGTGCCCACATTCTGGAAGCCGCGCATTTCAAGCTGCTTTATCTGTTTGGGAGTAGCAAGGCCGCTCCTCTTCCTTTCATCCAGTTTGCCCAGCAGCATGTCAGCTTCACCCTGGCTCTTCACGCTGTCCGCGCGGATCCCGAGCTTCTCCAGGCGCTCCCGCTGGTCCATAGTGGGATCCTGTGATGCCCATCCGAAAGGCGGTACATAATCCACCAGGTCTCTGGCATTAATGCTCATGGCATACTGGAGAGGATCCACAAGACGGCTCTTCTTCCGGCGC